AAAAATCAGACGAAAGATCAAGAAAGTTACAAGAACTTGGTGGTTTGATTATCTTTGCTCATAACCCAATGCAGATAAGGATATAATGTATAAAATAATAGATAAAAAAATCTTTAATGATTTACCTGAAAAAGATCAGGATATCTTTATAGAAGCTGGTGCTAAACATCAACAAGAAATGTTTAGTGCCGAAGAAAGTCATAAAGGTTTGTCTTGGAAAGACTATATATCTGAAACCAAACAACATTATAAAGATAAATATAATGGAGAAGATGGAAAAGAATCATTTATTTATAAGATAAATGAAACTGATTACATAGCAAAGTTTGATCATAATATTGATAGAACTTTTTGGAAAGAAGGAGATTACATAGATTGGGAAACTGATTTTATGACAAAAGATCAACTTCAAAGTTATGCAGATGGTTTATAATAAATAGACGAAACAAGGGCATTAAGTTGCCCTTGTCTATCTAGGGTTGTTCCTAGGTACTGATGATGTCAGCTACATTAAATTAACTAGAAAAGGACAAATATGTCAATTCAACCACAACACTTATTAGTAGAAGAAAAAGGACTTGAAAATCAAATTAAGAGATTAAAAGTTTTAGTTCCTACTAAACAAGATGTAGAAAATGATGAACTTCTAAATACTGTTGGATATCTACAAACTCAATTACTAACTGTTATTGAAAATCTTGAAGATATTAAATCATGTTTAAAGTCTGAAAATGATAGAATTTTAAAAGATAAGTTTTTAAATTCTAGACCATCATCTTCTAATGGTTAATAATCGTAAATGTGGAGATTGCAATTTATGTTGCAAAATTCCTCATATACTTAAACCTAAAAACTTTAAAACCAAGATGTATTCTTGGTGTAAGCACTGTGAAATCGGAGTAGGTTGTAAAATCTATAATGATAGACCTAAAACTTGCAAAGATTTCATTTGTGCTTGGCTTAAAGGTATTGTTCCTGAAGAATGGAAACCTAATAAAGTTGGTTTTTATATTACTCTTGAACAAGAAGAACAATTAAGAGATAAAGTTTTTGTAATTTATGCTGAAACACATAAAGTCCATAATATCTATAAACATCTGAAAGAACATGATTTTTTTGATGATGATGGTAGCTTATGGAAATATGTAATTAGGTATAATAGAAATGAAGATGATTTAGCAGTCTTTGATAAAGCAAGATTCGGAAACGAATTAAAGTTTTGTAAAAGAGGCGAATTATAAATAGGTGGGGATTTTTATCCCCACTTATCAATTTAAACAAGGGAGTGAATATGTTATTTTTTGGAAAAAGTAAAAATGATTTAAAAGCATTAGAACTCTATTATCGTAGAGAGTGGATATGCTTTTTAGTAGGTTTTATCTTGGGGAGTTTGCTATGGTAGATTCTTGGAAAGATAAAAGAATAGGTGCTATGAATAGAGTAATTAAAAGAAAAGGTCGTAGCACTTTAGACTATTTAGATGAGTATGATTCTGTTTGCTTATCTAAATGTAAAAATAAAACAGAGTATAAACTAGAGAGGAAAGGACAACATGAAGAAGTGGATACTTTTAATGTTATTCGCAACAAGTTGTGCGTATAAACCTGTTGTTGATACTGCTGGACGAAGTGGTACTTTCACTGAAGATAAAGCTAGAGAAATAACTAATGATTTGCAACATTGTAAAACTGTTGCAGATAACAATAGTACATTCTGGGGTGGCATTGTTTTCTGGGTAGAAAGTCCAACTGCTGATACCCAGCATGAATCCATTTATAGAAAATGTTTAGTTAATCGTGGACACTCGGTTCTAAACTAGAAAGGTATATATGGATAAGTTAAGAAAATCTGATTTATTATGTAAAGGTATGTTGGTTGAATTTTTAGATAACCAAGACCCTGAACTAATAAATAGGATAATAGGTCAAAGTTTGAGAAGACTTAGACTTACAAGAAAAGAATGGACGGCTCAACAAGTTGTCCATGATAATAAGAAGTGCTTCCCATCTGGAGAAATTGAGTTATACCAGCTTGAAAGAGGCATTAAGACAGAGGCTTCTAAAGTATTATCATTAATAAAATATTATGGTGATGAAGAACCAATCCGTGATATTTTAGATAATATGAAGTCTAATAATCAACTAGGAGGAAAATAAAATGTGGAAAAAATACCCACTAAAAAATGGCATAATATTAAGCTATAATGACGACAAGCACATGTATTATGTTAATGATAAAAAGGTAGATTCGGTCACAGGAATATGTGGACGAGGCATACCAAAACCACAACTGACTTATTGGTTAGTTAATACACCTTTAAATGAGGTTAAAAGATTAATTAATGAAAAGTTAGATGCTGGAGAACAATTAGATAGAGCAATACTTGAAAGAATATTTGCTACTGCTAAAAAGAAACCTGATACTTTTAAAGATGAGGGTGCTTTAGTTGGTAGTGTTGTTCATGGTTTAGTAGAGGACTATCTAAAAGGTAAAGATATTCCAATTCAATCTGATAAAGCAGTAGTAAATTGCTGGAATCTTTTTTTAGATTGGTGGAAAAAACAAGAGTATGAAGTAGTTGAGTTAGAGAAAAAATTATATTGTAAAAAATATAATTATGCTGGTACTCTTGATCTTGTTGTAAAAGACAAGAAAGGAAATCTTGTTTTGATTGATATTAAAACAAGTAATCATATAACATTTGACTATTTTTTGCAGTTAAATGCTTATAAGTTTGCGTATGAGGAAGAAACTAAATCAAAAATTTCTAAAGCCTTTATAGTAAGACTACCTAAAAAGGAATCTGAAATTGAGATTAAAGAAATTCCTCTTAATAATAAACTGTTCAATGCTTTTGTTGGAGCAAAATGGATTACAACAACAATGGAAAGTATTGAATACTAACAAAGGAGAATCTGATGACACAATATAAGTCACAGTACAACAACAACTATCAGAAAAAAAGTTATAACAATAATAGTTCTGATAGTAATGGCGGAACTGCTAGAATAACATCTACAAAAAAAAGTGGGTGTATTTTAGAAGTTAATCTAAATAACCAAAATCTAGTGTTAAAAGGATTTTGGGATAATAGAGTTAATGGTTGGAAGTTGTTTCCTTATTACGATAAGACGAAACAAAACCCAGCTTTTAATAAACCAAAGCAATCGTTTCAACAAGGAAATGATATGGACGATCAATTACCTCAATCTGAAAAGGAATGGGGAAATTCGGACTTCAATCCTGATGAATACGAGCAACAGTTAAGTCAGAGCGACTATAAGTAATGGCAGAAAAAGATTCATTGCCAAATTACATAAAATATAGACCAACTGAATTTGACCCTAATAAGATTCTTATCTACATAGATACTTTAGATAAAAGAAGTGTTGATGCAGAAATAGAATATGACGAGGCAAAAGATCAAGTTCAAGAAGTCTTTGATTTTGTTGTAAGTGAAAAACAGATGAATGAATCTATATCTGTTGCACAAGCTAAAGTGAAAGCAACTAATGATGAGAGATACAAGGAAGTTAAAAAAGAACTTTCTCGTAGAAAAAAGCTACATCTTTATATGAAGATAGAAGCTAAAAATGCTCATAGTTATTGCGATAGCTTAAAACAAAAATCTATTAACCAATTAGCCATAGATAAGCTGACTAATTGGAAACCAAACTAATAGTAGTGTGGGGGAGAAATCCCCCATATTTAATGCCTTGTAATTTCTAAATGAGACATATCTGTCTTTTCATTTATTTCCTCAAAAGTGTATTTATGATTAATCACTAACACATCTCCATATTTTTTTAATTCTTCTAATGTTTTTGTTACTCTAGGAAAGCTAGGTTTAGTATCTATAAATCTTAAACATATAAAATGCCCATAAGGATTATACATTGATTCTAATTGTATTTCTAAATTTGTAATTACTGCGTCTATGTCCATTAGAACACATTACTATTTTTTTTTCATTATGTCAGCACCTTTAAGACCATAGATAGCACTTATGACTCCTATGAAAATTGCTTGATACCAATATGGAAGATTTTTAAAATATTCAAAAAATAAATCTATTCTATTACGAATCTCAGGATCGTCAGAGAAAACAGAATAACCCAATAGCAAAATAGGAATGGAAATGAGAATGAGGACAAACTCATCTTTCCAACCTTGATTATTACTCTCAATAACTTTCGCTTTATATTCAATCTCACCTGTTGCCATCTTTTCTGCATGACGCATTTGTGCGTCAGACATTAATTGTTTTGTCTTTTGCTTATTTTGATATAAGTGTGAGGCAGTCTTTACACCCATAGATAATAAATTCAACCACATTTTATTTCTCCTTTATCTTTTCTATAAGCATATCAATTACATGCTTTGCTTTTTCTAAATCTTTTACTTGGTCTTTTATTGCTTTATGTTTTAAATTATATCTTGATATATATTTAATGACTTTTGTTTGACAAGCATTGAAATTATTATCCATACAATAGTCTAAAGGTTGGAGTTTTAGCTTCTTATACCAATCCCCACCCACCTGTTCAGAAAAGGCAGAATCGTTGCTCTGCGTGTCTCTATGGCTCTTTAAAAGGGCATTTTTTAGCTTATTAGTCTTTATTGT